CGCGGGAGTGATCACGTTGACGCCAGCATTTGCGCGGTTGAGGACGACACCGTAGAGGATGTCTGCCGTCGTAACCGTCGAAAGATACTGAGGAACGTAATTCGACTGAACGCGGATGCCGTTCGAGCCTACCATCTGACCCATCGAGCCGCCTGCGCCGAGAGGAGCGGTAGCAAAGTGGATCGAGTCGGAGTGAGCGAGGGCATTGTAGCGGCCGGTCGTTCCTGAAACGTACTGGATGCTGTTCGAGATGTACACCGGGATGCCGTAAAGCGACGCGCGGGGCATCTTTGCAGTCGGGTCGTTTACCGGCGAGTTGATCGCGAGGCTAAACTTGTCGATTGCCTGAAGCTGCTTCCAGAAGACGTTCGGGGTCATGAAGAAGGCGCACTCATCGATATCAACATTGTTGGTTTCGAGAGTTGGGATTGCGTTCCTGACGTCCGAGTCTGCGAGGTTGACGGTCGAAGAGCCGACCGATGCCGTGAACGTGCCGAAGATTGTTGCGATTGCAACATCGAGAGTCTTTGCGATCTCGTAGCCGCAGTTCTTTGCGTAGCGCTCCATGAGTGAGTACGATGAAAAAATCTGCGCTGCTTCTGCATCTTCGATTGCGAACGAGCATTCGTACCAGTTCGAGATCGTGAGAGTGTTCTTGGTGTCAGTCGGGCTGTTCAGGGTAACGGTCGTAGCATTGCTCTTCGCGTTAGCCGAGAACTCCGTCAAGTTCGGAGTGTAGAGGCTTCGCGCACCTTCGGTAACTTCATCCGAGCGGTCTACGAAGAAGTCCGCACACACGAGCTTCTGCTTGTAAAAGTCGTTGACCTTCTGTCCCCACTTAAGAGGGATTTCTGAGGCCAGCGTTGTCTGAGTTTCTGTTCCTGTAGGGAATGCCATAATAATTCAGTGATATTTGGTAATCCCCACCTGCCATTAGCCCTGGAGGAGCTTTTTATGCTCTTCTCGCGAGAGGCCGGGCGTCATGAGAGTCTTTTGGACTTTCTGTGAGCCGGAACCGCGAGAAGAACCTAAGGCTGCCGCTTTGGACTTCTGTTCCTTATCGAAGTCATTCTTAATCGCAACAAAGACCTTATCCGATTGGGCATCAAGGAGAGAAATCTTTTTGAGGGCGGCGACTTCCTTGAGCTGCGTGAGCAATTCAGGGGCCATGCCTTGTGCCTTCAAAACGACTTCTTCCACGTCTGCCGCAGGCGGGGTTTTGAGTTCGGGCTTAGCAGTTTTATACTGCTTAAGCTCTTCCTCGGTCTTCTTTAACCGTGCGTACAATTTCTTGTTCGTTTCGGCTAATTTGGCTGCATCGACTTCCTCCGTAGATTCAGTCTCCGTGCCTTCAGCTTCCGTAGCTGCTTCCTCCGTGTCGTTTGTAGACTCGACAGTGTCAAGGTTTTCTTCTTCCATCTAAGCGATGTTAGAGTGATTTAAAGGGTTTACTCCCATGACTTGTTTTTAACGAGGTATCTGCCTAAGCCCTCAGATAATTAGCACTTCTTGCCTTTCGAGAGGTGGTATTCGTCGTAAGACTTTCTTTGCTTTTTAGTAAGCACTGATCCGTCGTACTTCTTTAGCTTGCCCTTGCCTTTTGCTTTGCTCTGAAGCGATTTCACAATCTGGTCCTGATTTTTCATAGGTTTAACGTGAGCTTTTAATAACCGACTTTTTCTTGGGTTCGTACATGTCCTTGAGTCCCGAATACCACTCTTCGAGAGCCTTGATTGAATCAGCGAGATGCTTTGCGTCTTTGCCTTCCATGAGAGTTTTAACCGCCTCTTCTTTTAGCGAGAGAATCTGCGACGCTTTTACCGCGTCCACCATTCCTTTGTTTTCGTAAAAGAGCTTGAGAAAATCCATGTTATTGCGTCGGTTGCATTACGGTCTGCATAGGCGAAGGTATACCCTGCTGAGCTGTGGGGGCTTGCTGAGGGGCTTGTGGAGCCTGTAGCGGTGCCTGCGGCTGACCTGCCGGTGCTTGTCCGTTCTGACTCATGTTGCCTCCGATTCCAAGCGAAGCCGGACT